GAAAACTTTACCACTGAGTTTGCCATCTGGGACTTGAATCAGTTTCTCGGAACATACTCTTTGTTCAATGACCCAACGGTAGACTTTGGCAGCACATCTCTTCGCATCGAGTCCGGTCGCCAGTCTTGTGAATACAATTATGCAGACCCACGACTCGTCGAGGGATGCCGACCACCGAGCAAGTTGAATCTTCCAGAGGTCAAGGTGACTTTTGATTTGTCGCAGCAGGAAATCAATGACATCTTGCGTGCGTCCGCTGTAATGCAACTTCCCGACATCATGTTCACAAACGAAGAAAACAAGGTGAAGGTGGTTGTGTTCGATAAGGAAAAAGCAAACTCCACCAACAAGTATGAAATTGAAGTCACCCCGACCGACATGGAGTCGAGTGCATCGTTCAAGATTTATATGAAGGCAGAATTGTTGAAGATTCTTCCGGGCGACTACGAATTCAATCTGTGTGAGAAGTTGGCAATTTTGTTGAAGCACAAGGATATTGATGCCAACTACACTCTTGCCGTTACCAGTGACTCTGTTTATAATGGGATGTTTTGATGCTTATGACTGAACAACACTTATGGGTCGAGAAATTTCGACCACAATCAATCAAAGATTGTATCCTTCCCGATGGCTTGAAAGAAACACTTCAAGCCATTGTGGATTCTGGAGAGATGCACAATCTTTTGTTTTCTGGTGGTCCGGGTTGTGGCAAGACCACGGCTGCGATTGCCATGTGCAAAGAGATGGGTGCAGAGTATATCAAAATCAACTGCTCCGAAGATGGCAACATCGACACGCTGCGAACACGGATTCGGGACTTTGCCACATCTCAGTCTTTGACTGGTGATAAGAAAGTCGTGATTCTTGATGAGTTTGACTATGCAAATGCAAATAGTTTTCAACCTGCATTGCGTGGATTCATCGAAGAGTTTTCTGTCAATTGTCGCTTTGTCCTGACCTGCAACTTCAAGAATCGAATCATCGAACCGCTGCATTCCCGATGCACCTGCGTTGACTTCCGCTTTACGAAGGATGAGCAGATGAAGATGGGGTCGCAGTTCTTGAAGCGGCTGGAAGGCATCCTACAAGGCGAGAGCGTACACTATGATGGTCGTGTGATTGCCAAGTTGATTATGCGTCATGCTCCTGATTGGCGGCGTATCTTGAACGAGTGTCAACGATACTCTGCCTCTGGTGAGATTGATGTCGGCATCCTGACGGAGATTGGTGATGTCGGCATTCACTCGCTCATGGATATCTTAAAGAACAAAGACTTTTCCAAGTTGCGTGGTTGGGTGGTTGATAATGGCAGCAATGAACAATCACAAATCTACAGAAAAATTTACGATTCATTAAATGAACACTTGAAACCTCAGTCCGTGCCTGCTATTATTCTTATTCTGGCAAATTATCAATACAAGGCTGCGTTTGCTGCTGATTCTGAGATAAATATGATGGCTTGTCTTACTGAGATTATGATGGAGGCGGAATTTAAATGAAACCCACAGTGAACGGAATTGACCCGTCGTTGAAAGAACTCGTAGAAAATACTACAGTAAAATATATTCAAAACTACGACAACTTTAAACCCGGAAAAACATATGTAAATTACTCTGGACCGTTTTGGTCCGATGATGAAGTTTACGCTGCGGTAAACTCTTTCTTGAATGGGAAGTGGTTGGTGACAGGTGAAAAGGTACACCAATTCCAAGCGAAGTTTTCTAAAAAGTATAACGTCGCCAAATCGCACATGGTAAATTCTGGAAGTTCCGCGAACCTAGTGATGGTGACGGCACTCAAGAAAAGATTTGACTGGAGCGATGGCGATGAAGTTATCGTGTCTCCGGTTGGATTCCCAACAACAATCAGTCCTTTGATTCAAAATAATCTCAAGCCTGTTTTCATTGACATTGAAATGTCAACTCTGAACTTTGATGTTAATCTTATTGAATCACAAATCAATGAGAAAACAAGAGGCATTTTTGTGTCTCCTGTTTTGGGCAATCCACCCGACATGAAGAAACTTCGTGACATCTGTGATAAGCACGGATTGATTTTGATTGGTGATAACTGTGATAGCCTTGGTACGAAATGGGACGGTGAATTGCTGACCGACTTGTACCACTGTTGGTCAACCTCTTTTTATCCAGCACACCACATCACCACAGGTGAGGGTGGCATGATTTCATCAAATGACGAAGAACTCATCAAACTTTGCATGAGCATTTCGTGGTGGGGTCGTGACTGCTACTGTGTTGGTGCAGCGAACATGATTCCATGCGGAACCTGTGGGAACAGATTCGACAAATGGATTCCAGAGTATGATGGCATCATCGACCACAAATATTTGTTTACAAACATTGGATACAACTTAAAGCCTCTTGACTTGCAGGGTGCGATTGGGTTGGAGCAACTTAACAAAGTTGACCAAATTGATGTGAACAGAAAGAAAATCTGGAAACACTTTGATGAAGCAATTTCAAGCGTAAACGGATGTAGAACAGTTGAGATTCATTCTGAATCAGATGTTTCGTGGTTTGGATTCCCAATCATCTGTAAAGATAAAGCGATGAAGGAAAAGTTTGTTGCTTATCTGGAGGAGTCAAAGATTCAGACCAGAAACTACTTTGCTGGTAATATTTTGATTCACCCTGCGTTCAAGCATCTTGATGACTACAAAAAGTATCCTAACTCAAATCTTGCTCTTAGTCATGTCTTCTTCATTGGCTGCAATCCAAGTTACACGGATGAAGTAATTGAATATGTGAAAGATACTTTGCGAGGTTTCAAGGCATGAATCTGTTAGGTGGGTTTGGATACATCGGTGGATGTTATCACAAAATGTATGGTGGTGAAAGAAATGAAAAAACAGACCTTTCACCAAAGCAAAATCAAGTTTTGTATTTCATCAGCACTGTGAGCAATCATACCTTCCTGACCGACCCATACAGAGATATTGACACCAATCTCACGACACTCGTAAAAGTCCTTGAGTCCATGAAAGATATGGACGGTGCAGAGTTTAACTTTATTAGTTCTGGATTTGTTTACGGCGAGTGTGACAAGCCTAAAACAGAAAGTGACCCGTGTGAACCAAAAGGTTTTTACTCATCAACCAAAAGGTGTGCGGAGCAGTTAGTTAAATATTACTGTGAGGCTCACGGAATCAAGTATCGAATTATTCGACTTTGTAATGTAATTGGTGGCTTCGATGACAAAGCGTCTGAAAAGAAAAACGCTATCCACTTTATGGTTAGACAGGTCATTCAAAACAAAATGCCGGTATTACATTTAAATCATCCAGACGAAAAAGTCGAAAGACAATACATGGATGTTAGTGATATTTGTCGTGCCATTAACATGATTGTTAATAAGGGTGGTCACAATGAAAACTTCAACATCTCTTGGGGTGATGTAGTTTCGCAAAAAGAACTTCTTGACTATGCTCATCATTCTCTTAAGATGAATCCGAAGTATGGTTTTCAGAAACGAGATGAGTTTGCAGAGTCTATTCATCTAAAGAAGGTTGAGTTGTGTAATAAAAAACTTAGAGACTTGGGATTCACAGCAAATCTGTCACCATATGACATTATTGATGAACTTATTGAAAGAGAAACTAAATGAAACTTGGCGATTACCTGAACGCAATCAACTACTCCAAGGATGACCTTTTCGCGGACGAGGAAGCCGCGAGGGGATATGCTCCTTTTATCATCAATCGTTGTCTGTCCTACTTTCCCGATACGATTCTTCAAGCCAACGAGATGAACACAAATTCTGAACTTGGCAAGCAAGAGCAGTTTGATTACCTTCGACACTCAATCAGAAAGCGTAGGAGATTTAGTCGGTGGATTAAGAAAGCCGAGGACAAACGGCTTGATTCTGTAAAAATTTATTATAATTTTGGAACAAAGAAGGCTCTTGAAGCCATGAAGGTTTTGTCCGACGAGCAAATTGACGATATTCACCAGTATGTCCTGAAAATGCAAGGCTCCTAAATACGAATAGTGGGAGTGTTTCCCTATTCGTATGATGGAGTTATCATGGACAATACAGAAAATATCGTGGAGTCTCTGGTCGAGGTCACACTCAAAGACCCCCAAGACTTC